TCGTTGGATTCTTCGCTGAACCAGCAGGTCGCATCCACGATATAGCCGTTTGTTTTCAGCTCACGGAATTTGGCATTGATGCCGTCAACGATGTCGCGAATCAGCGTTGCGGTGATGGGCTTGTCCACCGCCCACATGTGCGCCTCAGCCATCGTGTCGGCCAGCACCTGCGCGGTGCGGGTGTAGTTTTCAAAGAGGAACAGCGGGTCATCGGAGCAGGTACGGTTACCCCAGAAGCGGAAACCGTCGCGGCGAATCAGCGTTGTGACGCCTGACTCGTTAAGCAGGTCAGCATCGGTGCCGGACTCCTGCAAATCCCAGAATACAGATGCGCTGATGCCGGTAACACCGTTCACCCCGACATTGGACAGCGTTTTATGCCAGCCCTGCTCCTGGTCGATTTTAGCGCGCAGACCCAGCGCACGGGCGGTGGCATACGCGGTGGCGGTGGTACTGGTGACCGTATCCCATGCGAGGAAATCCGGCCAGATGACCATCAGCTCACGCTGGCTGAAATTCTGACGGTAGGCTTTCACCTCGGAAATAGTTTTACAGCCCCATGCGCTGATATACCCGAAAGCGCGCAGCTTCTGACAGACTGATGCCAGTGCAACAGCCACCTCTTTGGTATCCAGTCCCGGCACGCCGAGAATGCGAGGTTTAACACCGGTTACCGACTCCGCCGCCAGCAGGGCTTTCAGTCCGGTGTACTGACCGTTTTCGTCAGTGGTGCCGATGATATTGGAAACGGTCTGCGCGAGTTTCGTTTCCTCGTCGTCGCCGGTGCCGTCTTCCACGCGCACAACAACGGTGACCGGTTTTGACTGGTCAGCGATGGCCTGCAACGATGCCGCCAGCGTGCCTTTTTTACCGGCCTTTGCAATTGCGCTCTGCACATTGGTAATCAGCACAGGTTTATTGAGGGGGAAGGTTTCCGCATCCGCATCGCTGGCCGTGCAGACCATGCCGACAATGGCAGTGGATACGGTGGAAATGACGCGGGTGCCGTCGTTAATCTCCAGCACCTGCACGCCGTGATGATAGTCACTCATCCGTTTAACTCCGTGGTTAATGGGTGAGTGATATTTTCAGTTGTGCCGGAGATGTCAGGCTATTTGTCCCTGTTGGCTAAGGGATGACACAATTTATTCTTTGTCGCTGATGAGGGAAATTTTTTATAGAGCGTGGACAGACCAATATCAAAAATCAGTGCCACGCGTTGACGTGACTCCCCTGCAGCCAGCAAACGCCCGGCCTGCTCCCACTCACTCGTGGTGAGTTTAGGACGTCTGCCACCAATACGACCTTTGGCTCTGGCCGCTTCCAGCCCGGCCCGAGTCCGCTCGACAATGAGTTCTCGTTCCATTTCAGCCAGGGCACCCATCACATGAAAGAAAAAACGCCCCATCGGCGTGCTGGTATCAATAGCATCTGTCAGGCTGCGAAAATTAACGCCGCGTTCGCGCAGTTCCTCAACCAGAATGACCAGATGCCGCATACTACGCCCCAGCCTGTCCAGCTTCCAGACCACCAGAGTGTCACCTGCCGATAGTGTCCTGAGCAGTTTTTTAAGCCCCGGTCTGTCGGACTTAGTGCCACTGATTTTGTCCTCAAAAATCCGCTCACATCCCGCGCAGTTCAGTGCATTACGTTGCAAATCGGTGTTCTGGTCATTTGTTGACACGCGTACATAGCCAATTAGCATGATCAATCCCCTGAATAAAAACCGGGGATGATGCCAGTTAGCCATTATCTCTGCATTTTCATAAACGTTGGTTTGGGAGAAGGTTCGGCATTACCCGTTGGCGTGCCTGTTCCGTGGCCTTCCGCCACTCCGCCAACAGGCTGGCTGAAATGCAACGGGGCGGCTTTTTCTGCTGAAGAATACCCGGAACTGGCAAAGGTTTACCCGACAAATAAATTGCCTGATTTACGCGGTGAGTTTATTCGTGGCTGGGATGATGGAAGAGGGATTGATACTAACCGTAGCTTGCTTTCGTCACAGGGAGATACCATTCGGAATATAACAGGATTTATAAATGAAGTTAAAGGCACCATTGATACAGCAACTTTCAGGTTACAGACTGGTACTGGTGCTTTTGCCTTAGCATCTCAAGCTACGCGAAATATCTATAATAACCTAGGCACATATGAAACAAAAAATACCCCTTACACAGGATTCAGTTTTGATGCATCCAGGGTTGTACCAACAGCATCAGAGAATCGCCCTCGAAACATTGCATTTAACTATATCGTGAGAGCAGCATAATGGATAAAGCAATATTAAATAGTGAGCTTATTGCTACAAAGTCGGGGGATATTACCGTTTATAACTATGATAGTGAGACGCAGGAATATATTTCAGCATCAACTGAATATCTTGCCATTGGTGTCGGTATTCCTGCATATTCCTGTTTAGATGCCCCTGGCACACATAAGGCGGGTTATGCTATCTGTCGTTCTGCAAATTTTAACTCATGGGAATATGTGTCAGACCATCGCGGTGAAATCGTCTATAACACCGAAACGGGAGACGCCAAAGAAATCACAGCTCCGGGTGATTACCCTGAAAATACAACCACTATCGCCCCGTTAACGCCATATGATAAATGGGATGGTGAGAAATGGGTGACGGATACTGAGGCACAGCATAGTGCCGCAGTAGACGCGGCAGAAGCACAGCGCCAGTCACTGATTGATGCAGCAATGGCTTCCATTAGTCTGATTCAGCTGAAATTACAGGCCGGACGGAAGTTGACGCAGGCAGAAACAACCAGACTTAACGCTGTGCTGGATTACATTGACGCGGTGACGGCAACAGATACCAGCACCGCGCCGGATGTCATCTGGCCTGAACTGCCGGAGGCGTAGGCCATTCAATATCTGGCGCACCGGAAGTATCGACCAGCACCAGTGCGTCCAGATAATCCAGCCACAAATTATATTGCGCCAGTTCGTCATCTTTCAGACGACCAATAGCGGCTTTACCGGGCCATTGCTTACTGTTCATGTATTCGTTGGCCTGGTTAATTAGTAGCTGTCTTTCTGATTCAGTAATTTCAATAAGCTCTTCATGCGTGGGTGGAGGAATATCTGCCCACGCAGGCATCCCATCATCTCCGGCAATACGGATTTTTCCTTGTGGCGGTTCAGCCATAAACTCACTGATAATATTTTGATTCACCTCCTTTGCATCTGATAAATCCCATCCCTCTGATTTATATTTATCAATCATATCCACAGGGAAAAAAGCATTATGCCTTGCGCTATAAACATATTCGTTCATATAAATCACCCTGAATAAAATTACTCACCAACAGCCCACCAACTGTAATTCATCGATACTGTGGAACTGGTTGATGCAGTTCTGTAAGCGGAATTAAAACCGGTTAATGTTGGGCCTTCTGCAGTCATCATGAACCCTCGCCCAGCACCTAAAGGCGCACCACCATCACCAGAATGAGTAAGCATGGCGCAGTCCGCTTTTTTGGGGAAAGGGATGCTGAATGTAATTCTCATTGTTTGCGTCGATAATGTCGGCGTAACCGCACCACGACCATATTGCAGGATTTTCCCGTTGGGTAATTTCATCCATCCATCACCACTGGCAAAAGAGGCCATGTCCGGTATCTGATTTTCCCCTGTCCCCACATCCCGTTTTGCCGCTTCTCCCAAACCAAGGTATGCGAGAAGACCGGCAACATCCTTTCCACTCAAATGAGTCAGCGTCTCATCCAGTGGCTGCTTACCTGACAGCGCATTGTTAATGGTGGTACTGAATTTCGGGTCATTGTTAATGGCTGCGGCAATTTCTTTCAGTGTGTCCAGCGTGGCTGGCGCACCGTTAATCAGAGCGGTAATAGCGGCCTGAACAAACTCAGTGGTCGCAATCCGCGTGGTGTTATTCCCTGCGGCAGGCGTCGGCGCTTTTGGTTCTCCGGTAAATGTCGGATTATGTTTCTGTGCATACTGGGTATGAGGATCCTGTGCGGCAATGTGGTTTCTCATCTGGTCATCCACATACAGCCTTAATTCCAGGACTTCATCATCCACGTATTTACGGGTCGCCAGTACCACCGACGGGTCGATTTTCAGCGTAATAGCTTCGGTATTCGTGACAACCAGAATCATGCGGATAGTCTGGGTACGACCACTGCCTTCCTGCAACTGCGGTTTGTACGTTTCCGGGCAGTTCGCCACCGCAATGAGTACGCCTTCATCATCATAAAGCCCAATCTCACGGATCCAGAATCCGCCCTCGTTCTCAGGGATGATTTGCTCCGCAATAATCTGGCTCTGGTTGTTCGGGTCAACACTCAGAAGATTCAGCGGCGCGATGCGTTTCTGGTTAATCAGTTTTGTCTGTGCCGGGTCTGGTGTCGGCAAGACACCATTCGCATCACCAACGGCCATTTGCGTCAGATTCAGCTTACTGCCGAGCATCGTCGCGTTAGCCAGCCGTGCTGCGCCCTGATTAGTCAGAATGGCGTAGTATTTCACTGTCATGCGTTTACTCTCAGGTTATCAATTAAATGAATGGCCGAGGCCGGGAAATAATCCCCTCCGACAATAATGGCCTCCGGGGTGTAGGGATAAACCGTCAGGGCGTCGCCGTGATAGCATCCCGCACCGGCAAAAATGTTGCCGGTTGTACTTAAACTGATAGCCAGTCCCGTCAGATGGCGGCTTGCAGGTTTTGCATCAGCAACGAGACGCTCCAGCTCCTGATACATTTCCTCGGTAATACCCTGCTCAAGCACGCCAACAACGATGCGGAACGTCCCTGGCTCCTCGTTGAGCTGCCACCACTCCCTCACCTCAATCAGATAGCCGAGCGGCTCCACCACACGGCGAATCGCACCAATAGTGCCCTTATGGCAGTGAATGAAATACGCATCGCGGATAACAGCGCGTTTGGTCGCTTCCGGCCATTTATCATCCCACCTGTCGACCGAAAATGACCACGCCAGCCACGGCAGCAGATTTGCCGGGCAGGTGTCCGGGTTCCACAGCTCACGAATACTGACCGGTGTTTTTTCAATTTCCGCACAGGCTTTTGCGGCGGCAACTTCAAGCGGTGATGAGCCGGTCGGCAGCAGTCGCGAATCACTCATCCGAGCCTCCGGTCACGACGCGGTATTCGGTACAGAAAGACGCCTGCGTACTGTTGAGCACGATGTCGGCCAGTGGTGCGGCCAGCTCGACACGCTGCACGCCTTCCACATGCAAAGCGGCATAAATGGCAGACAGACGGATGTCGCGCCCCAGCCGGTGCTGTGCCGTGATATACGCTTCCAGTTTTTTCACGGCGGCAGCGCGAATGGGTTCGCTTTCGGGACCAGGGTAAAGATACAGCGTGGCGTTTATCTGGTATTCAACGATGGCGGCAGACTGCACGGTCACACGGTCAGCCACCGGCCTGACGTCCTCACCATTAAGGGCGTTACGCACCACAGCCAGCAGGTCTTCGGATGCGACACCGTTATTTTCACGTGACAGCACGGAGATGGTGACGCAGGCAGGAGACGGACTGGTAACAGAGATATCCGCGACACGCCCGTCAGCACTGCGACCATGATACTGATAGGCACCCACCGACCCGGCGACGCTTAAACCTTCAAAGGCCTGCTGAATACGCAGACGATAATCGGTGTCAGATTCCATCACGGCCGGTGTCGGCGGGAGGGTCGAATCATCTGCCGGAGTGATAATCAGGCGCGTGGTGTTGTAATTGGCACCAATCACATCAAGGTCATTACCGGCTGCACAGGCCAGCATCACCGCCCGTGCGGCCTCATTCACACGCTGACGCCAGATAAGCTCACGATAAGCATTTTCCTCCAGCAGTTTGACGAGAGGTTCGGATTCCAGCGTCAGGGTACGGGCGACCGCCTCCTGCTGGTCTTCCGGGTAAAGGGAAATCAGTGTCGCCTTGCGTTC